GTCAGATTGTATCTGTGGTGCATGGCATCCAAGACCGCTTCGCGGCTTGGCTTGCCTACACCGTATGTTTTCCATCGGGCGTTCTCCGCGATGTACGGGTCCTTGGATAGCTTGAGAGTGCGTTCGTCTAGGCCGGCGAGCTGACGTGCTGATCGTTTCATGGCTCCAAGGAGAGGATAGTCATCCGGCACGTTGGCCAGACTTTCCATCACCGCTCTGAAAACGATGGCAGTCTTTTCGGCACGGTCTCCCGCTCCTTTGACTAACGAGGTGGGATCCTTAAAGATCTTCCCCAATTTTAGACATGCACTCGGCAAGTTCATCCAAATGTGGTCACCATCTGGAGTGGGTTGCCACCATCCGCGTAGAAAGGTCACGTCCTCGAATCGATCTCTAGCCACATGTTTCACTGTGAAGCCGATGCGACGACTAGATTCTTCTATGGTGATGTCTTCCAAAATAGCTTTGACGTAGTTCATGATGTTGAACAACCCACCGACGATGTTGGTCACGCTCATACCAGAAAACATTTGTGGATGGATGGTCGCAGCGAATTTCATGCCTCCGTCAGTCTTCTTACCGCCTTTGACCGCGTTGACGATACATCGCCAGAGATTATCAAAGAACGCAGGAGGCAACCGCCAAGACTCGCAGAAGGTGCATAGTGCTTCCCATAACGGCGCAAGCTGGCTTTGGTCATAAGCTGTATAGTCAGCTTCACCGAACTCACTCTGGAATGGTCCGAAGCGATGCCCGCCCGAAGAGTATCCTGAGTCGTCGCCACTGATCACGATCATAGGAATATTGGACTTCAAGCCTTCCGCGTACGAGTTCAGGCTCTCTGCATCAGCCTTCGCGAGACAGATCCGTACCTTCCGGCCGCCCACATCATGTACAGTCGTGCCGTTAAATATCTTCTTTAGAGCATCCGTCAAGCCACGGGCTATACCCATGGTCAAGACCTGTTCATCAGTCGATACGGCGCAAATGAGACGTGGTTTGCCGTGTGTGGTAAGGAAATAATCGGAAGGTGAACCGCTTTTCACTTGTTCATTCCACTTCTCCTGGATAGTGTTCCGGAGCAACACGTCACCGTGTACCATCCGCGCTAGAGTCTCCGTGTAGTTGCGTCCTTTCGCTCCACCCATAGCCGCAGCGCACTCCTCATGCGTGTACTCTTTCTCCATGGTAACGGGCAATGCCTTGAGCCATGCAACGGCTTCTCTGATCTCGACGGCAATAACTGCGTAATAGGCTGTTTCTGTCTGGATGTCGCATAGCATGCCCCCGGTGGGGTCACGAAGGCTACGGTTGATCAGAGCCACTCCCAGCGAGGCGTTGCCATTGCGAGGAGCATAAAGAAACCCATTTGTCATCATGGTCGGGAAAACGAATTCTACTGAGCGCGCTTCGCTGCAGTTCTGGCACAATCCCAGATGATCGCAGCAACACCCGTCTACACATAACGTCTCGACAAAATCGACGGCATCAAGCCCGATATAAGTGCGTGCAGCCGTCCGGATGGACATGAGAGACACTCGCCAGTCAAAGTGGGCTGGGACCTGGAATCTTGGGATGAATGTGCGCATCTTGTGGACACCAACGCTAGTCAGATTGACGATCCCCATTTGGACCTGGGCGGTTTTGCCTCTGACCCAATAACTGGCCCAATGGTAGAATTCCGCGACATCCAGCTGGTAGCTTGTGGCGTTCATCTCCGGTGCATAAACACTGTTGTAAGCGTGGCCAACGGCGTCGCCCGCGACTACTCCCACGACATTGAACAGCAGATGACTGACCATACGCTGACCGAAGTTGGCGGGAGACATGCTGTGCATTTGCAGGTGCATGAGGAACGCAGGGATGCGAACGATGGGTGCAACACCCAGCCGAACATATCCAACGAATTCGTAGACGGCTAGGCCTAACATCAGATTCGGATAGTAACTGCGGAGAATTTCC